TAAACGTATATTTCAACGTGATACTCTCCCTTTATTCTTTGCCACACTAAAGTGGAGATATCACGTTGAAATATACGTTTAAATAAGAAATATTAATTTATTATTATTGTGTATTTGTATATTATTATTATGAATTTGTATTAATTTGTTCCATATAAATATATGTGTATTTTGATTTATTTATTGTATAAACCATTTTATTATCATGTCTTCTGTAGCTTCTTCTACTTCCTTAGCAAATTCAGAGGAAATTGTAGATGTGACTCGGCTATCTACAGAGAATGCCGAGGCTCTCATTACCTCAGTTTTGCGAGATCCAGGAGGAGCACTATATAGAAAAGTTGAAGATATAGTTGTTCAAAGGATTAACAGGCGGGAGACGTATCATGCCTCAAGATCTCCAGTCACCATTTATCAGTGTCTGACAGCTTGTGAGCAGGATCGCCTTCAGGCTTTGTTTCCTGAATATAATATCACTTTTAAGAGTAGTTGTTATGCTAGCCACTCCTTTAGTGGAGCTTGTAGAAAGTTAGAAACTAAGTTGTTGTATGATAATGTAGGCGGGACACTAGGTCCCATTGTAGATGTAGGGGGAAATTGGGCAACTCATTTGTTGTCTGGTAGACCCAATGTTCATTCTTGTTGTCCCCATTTAGATGTGCGAGATGCTGCTCGTCATGTTGAGCGCGTCTGGCGAATTGAAATGCAGCGCAACACATGTGAAGCCTTGACCCCTTTGTTGCCTGCATATGATGCTAATCCTGACCGCTTCTATTGTTCAAATAAAGTAGAAGAATGTGATGTACTGGGCACATCTATGATTTCAGTGCACTCAATATATGATATGAGCCCTGAAGATTTTGGTCGGGCTATGATTAAGCATCAAACAATAGTAGCTAGAGGGACATTTTTGTTTAGCCCTGAAGTCTTAGTGATTGACGAGGGGTATGTTGCTGACCAGGGTTTCTGTTTCAAGAAGGAGGGACAGAAAGTCAAGGGCCCTGGTGGGACTAATGTATTCTCATGCATCAAGTTCTGGTTCAAAGGTGATGCTTCTAATGGCTATGTGCATCACTTCCCAACATATTTACGTTGGGTAGTGAACACCAGTTTCACTGTTGATGGTTATCAATTTTATTATGAATTGTTAGAAAATAGAGGAGGAGTTCAGTTTTTTAAAATTGTTAGAGTTCAAAATTTAAAGGGTAGACAATCCAGGCTCTTCAAGCGTATTGAATTTAATCACCTTTCCACTAAAGTAGCTGTACATCTTTTTGATTTAGATGACAGGAATTCTAGGGTAGGGTACACTGACCTAGTGACCAGAGTAGCTTTCATTGACCGGGCTTTTATAGACCGGGTAATGAGCTACATCCTGTCTGTTGATGATAAAGATTTTAGTAGAGCTTCTTTATTTTCTTATGCTAAATCAGCTAATTCTAGGATAACTATCAATGGTGTTAGTGTAGCCACAGGAGAGACTTTGGGCTGGAAAGATCTTAATGACCTTGTCACCACTCTCTATATAAGGGCAGTGTTTTTGAAAGCAGATAATTCCACCATCAATAAGCAGCTGTGTGCTGCGAATAACACTTATCGTGATATTCGCAAGGACAGAGTGCTCACATTGTCCTTAAGACATGTGTGGAAAAAACTTTTTAGTGGTCATCATAATTTTATGTTTGAAGATTTTAGGCAAGAGTTGTTGAAACAAGAAAAGTGTGCTGAACTTGCCTCTTTAATTGATGTACTGCCTTTGTATTATGAGACTGATGACCTCGTCCGTGAAGAAATGGACACATATGGCGAGATTGTGCGATTCACTGAACCACTCACCACCACGCGAGAGATTGCAGTTAACACCTGCATTACCATAACCCCTGATGGGGATGTGGAAGAACTACCGCGAGCCGCCGTAGCTGTGTTTGATGAAGGCAAGCCTAGGGAAGAGAAATCGACCCACGTGGCCTTGACACAGCAAGAGGCACTAACTAGGATGGTGAGACCAAGACCCAGTGATAAGCGCCGTCTAATGAAAGGCCTGCGCCGTATGTTCAGAAAGAAGTCCAGTTATCCTGATGTGCCAGAGGGAGATGAAGATGACATTGAATCATCAGAGGAGTATGATGATAATGATGGTGTCTCAAATTTTGGCAGTAGCACAACCATTGACAAATTAGGACTGAAAAGATCCAACAGTCTTGATAAACTTCCTCCTAAATTAGACAAGAAGTGTGAAGATCACGAGACCTTCCCTGAAACTGTGTCTTTACCACCATCCTATTCTTCCTTAACTCTTTCTTCAGGGGAACCTTCTCACCATTCTGTGGGAATGTTTCGTGATAATGACAGGCAAGCTTTGTTGGAGGAGAGTGAAGTGGGAGAGATTAATGAGGGTTTCCCATCACCATTTGACCCAATAGCGTGCATGCGCCATGGGATAGCCAGCCTTTCTATGTCTGACATCGTGGGGCCTGGTGATTCTATCAGCCAAGTGGGAGGCCGAGACGATGAAATAGATCTCATTATGTTGAGTCAAATTCCACCACCTCCTGAACGCCTAGATTCATTAGAACTTCAAGATTACATCACCCGGAAAGTGAATCAGAAAGGTGAGCCAAGAAGGAGTTATAGTCCTATTACCCCAACTGACACCCCCCCAGCGCTCGATGATCCTCGTAGTCGTTCACCAGAAATGTACTATGAGGAAAATCTAACGTGCAAACAAAGAGAGTCTCCAGTGCCCAAGGCGAGATCTATAAGCCTCTCATTAGGGCTAAAATCGAACTCAACTTGTAGCTCTGGAGAAGAAACTTGTAGCACAATTGTTGGGGAAGAAGATTCAGGGGTGAGTTCCCCAGTGACTTTGACACCCACTGGCTCTGTAGCTAGTGAGGATACATCCAGTCCTTACCCCATAAGACCTTCGCGCTTGCGTGATTTCATGTATGGGGCAATTCCAAAAGATGAGGGGGCTGAGAGTAAAATTACCACCCAATTAAGAAACTTGATAGAGAAAAGAACTGGGATTGCTTGCATCACCGGAGAAGACACTGTGCAGGAGTTGTCTGATGCCATAGCTAGGTATGATGCATCTTCTGATGTTACCACCACCTCGTCTAAAGGCGCGCGACAAAGGAGGAGGCGTGAGCGTGCTAGAGCGCGGCAAGCCATTAAGGCTAGTGTGGGCAGACCTGCCTATACCACCAACGCTGCTGACTTAGTGAATGCCCGAGTGGAAAACTATTTTGACTACTTGCTGGCAGAAAAAGCTCATACCACTGGACATTATCAGATAATGTACCGCACTGTTGTTAAAGGTGAGAGATTTGACATCATAGATAAGGCAGCACTAAAAGCATATGCCAGGGATCAAGTCATAGTCCTGAAAAAGCAAACTAGGGGATATGTGCCACAGGGTGAAACTGCCTGCACATATACTAAGGCTTTCGATGGCGAAAGATTTGTTCCTTTGACTTATGATGGAGAAAAGGCAGCCTATTCGGCTGACTCCTCTAGGCTTTTCTTGCTCGCTGGAAAGCAAACAGTTTTGATGCAGGCTGAAAACCTCTTGAACTCTTTTGAAGAAAATAAGCCAACATTAATTAACACCAAAGTGAGCCTCATTGAAGGTGTACCCGGCTGTGGGAAGACCTATGAGATAATCCATACTGCAGAGCCTGGTGACCTTGTGCTTACAGTATCAAAAGAGGCTAACGTTGACACAGCAAAGCGCATCCAAGAAATGCATGGTGCCACTGTTGAATGCCGCACTGTGGATTCTTATTTGCTTAATTCGCGAAAAGAATACCATAGAGTGTTTCTCGATGAGGGACTGATGTGCCACCCAGGTGTCATAGATCTTGTTGCAGCCTATTCACGTTGTGCTGAATTACTTGTTTATGGTGATCGGAGCCAGATTCCTTTCATTGTGAGAGTGCCAGGATTTCGCTGCACAGAGAATGTGTATTCCACATTCACTTCCATTGAGCAGCGAAACACAAGCCGCCGGTGCCCTCAGGATGTGGCAAGATTGTTCACAGATCAGTATAAGGATGGATTCCGCACTACAAAAGAATGCAAAAGATCCCTTGATGTGAAATTTATTGGGTCCATTTCTGATATTCCAAACAGAGAAGGAACTGCTTACTTGACTTTCACACAAGATGATAAAGCCACCTTGTTAAAATCAAAATTTAGAAATGTTCATACCATCCATGAGGCACAAGGAAAAACATACAAGAGTGTGGTGTGCGTGAGATTGAACACGAACAATGTTCAGATTTTCTCTTCTGAACCCCACATCCTTGTTGCCTTAACAAGGCATACTGATAATTTTTTGTATTTAACTAAAAGAGATAATGACCCTATGTCAAGTGCCATAAAGAAATCACAAATGTTTGCAGATTTGAGTAAAGTTTTTTTTGCAGAAAGGGCCAGTAAAGTAATTGATCATGTCCCTATTGTAACAACTGAGCCTCATATTTTACCTGAAACAGTTGTGCCAGCCCCAAAAACCATAGGAGCCGCAGCAGCTTTGCAGGATTTTATGATGAGGTCCTCCCCGGCTCATCATTGAATTCTCAAGAGTTTGATGCTTACCATGTTGAGCATGAGGATTTGCGCCTGCAAGTGAATGATTTAGAAATTCTTTTAGATAAAGATGCAAAAAGTGTAACTAAGTTGTTTAAAGTACCTTTGTTTTTTCCAAAATTGAGGACAGCTCAACCACCAACGCGCCCACGCACTCAGCGTCAGGGTTTGCTTTGTTTGCAGAAAAGAAATTGTGATGTACCTCAAAATAACGTAGCTATGCACCCCTCCACTGTAATTGGCAATTTCATTAAATTTAAAGAAGCTTATTTTCATTCAGAAGTTGATTTGAATTATTTTCAAGCTCATCCTATTAAAATTGATGAAAAGAATATATTGGAGTGGATGACAGGCGCAAAACCACAAAAACTAGCTCGCTTGGGGAAGATCACGCCTGTGGAGGACCGTGAGTGGATTAAATACCAGATGATGATAAAGGCTGAGCCAAAGAATAAATTAGAATTAGGTGCCACTCAGGAATATTTTTCTTTGCAAAATATAGTTCATAATTATCCAAAAATAACAGCATTTTGGAGTTCAATTTTTAAAGAATTATTTAGAAGATTTAACAGTTGCCTTAAGCCTCAAATTTGTGTATTAATTAGAAAAAATGCTGATGAAATTTCACAATTTTTTTCAACATGGCTTGAACCAAATTCACCTTATAAAAAACTAGAGGTGGACTTTTCCAAATATGACAAATCACAGCAAGATTTTTGCCTAGCTACTGAGTTGTATGTCATGCGCAAGTTGGGACTTTCAGATAATTTAATTGAAGCCTGGAAATTTTTCCATACTCTTTCAACAGGCACTGATTTCAAAGCCGGGATTAAAGCAAAATTTTTGTATCAAAGGAAAACCGGCGATAGTTTCACATGTTTAGGTAATACTATTATTAGTATGAGTGCCCTAGCCGCATGCTTTGACTTGTCAAAGCTTGAATGTGGGGCATTTGTGGGTGATGATAGTTTACTTATGTTTAAAGAATTGCCTTATGTAGCTGATGGGGAGCGAGACTTGCGTTTGATGTTCAATTTAGAATCCAAGGTGATCACCGAAGGAGCGCCATATTTTTGTTCATCATTTTTAGTTTCTAATGGGACTAGATTTGCTCTAGTGCCAGATCCTTTGAAGCGCTGTGAACGCCTAGGAAAAACTATTTATCCATCAGATGAGTTTACTGATTTGAAGGATAGGTGGATTAGCTTTGCAGATCAAATGCATATTTTGAAAGATTATGCCTTTTATGAAAGCTTAAAAATAGCTATTGCTAGTAAATATTGTGTTGATGTTAATGTAGAGTGTTTATTAATTAGTTTATATAAATTAGTAAGTAATGAAAAAGCTTATAAAGCGCTGTTTAGGGCGCCTTAAATATTTTAGATGCTTTTATGCTATCTAAAGAGGCATCCTTCTTTCAAAACTTGTATTAATTTATTTGCCATTAACTGTGACAATGCCTTACACTAACTGGAGTGTGGAGCACATTGTGCTGCAGGCCGCGCCGTGGTACGACGTGGAGATGTTGCTGGCAGCCCTGATAAATATTAGGGCTAAAAATTTTTCAATACAAGAAGCCAGAAATCAGGCCCTGGCTGAGCTTAATGGCCTGCCAACAGCCGCTCCCTTTTCAAGGGATAGGCGATTCCCCGAGGAGGCGGTGTACGTCACCGAAGCTTTTGGGGATTGGGCGCGCCAGTTTGCCCAGCTAAAAGCTGCGTGCGGCTATAAGAACAGGGCCGCAGAGATTGGGGGACACGTTCCAGGGGAACACGAGCGTCGGGCCGAGAATGACGCTTCTCAATCATTTTGGAATGCGACTACCAAAATGCTTGAGGAGCTGACTCGCTCCAACACCGTGTACTCACGGGAGAAATTTGAGCGCTGGGGCCACCTTACGTGGCAAGCACCTAACCCATAGGGGTGTGGTGCCGCGCCTACAACATCCAGTCCCACTCAGTCTTCAACAGCTATTTCTCCTCTTTCAGAAGTAATAGAGGAGTTTAAATTTATTGATATTTCAGCAGATGTTGATGAAGATTCTGCTGCCTCGCCTTCAGCGAGTTCAAAAAGAAGACTTAGTGTGCCAGCCAAAGCTTCGCGGGGTGCCAGGGGCCGTTGTGGGCGATTGCACCGAACTTGAGTTAGTGGGCACCTGCTTTTAACCAATAGGTGGAAAGCAGAATTATTTTTAATATTAAGATATAATATTAAGATGTATATTATTAATTTAGGAAATTTAATATTTTTGTTTATTATTCCTTTTGCGAGTTGCATTTGGAACTGTATCATTAGTATATAATGCTCCTATATTTCATTTACAAAATTGTGTATTATTTTTGTTTAAAAACTTTTATAATATTTTATAGGGAGCTT